CTCAGGGGAGGGCGGCTTGGCTGGCCGGTAGCTCACTTAACAACTGGGCATAGCTCCTTGATAATGAGACGCTGATCCTTTAGCCTACCCAGTGGGGGAGGGAGGGTTGTCGGGTAAGAGGGCTTTTAGGTGGTAACATAACAGTTGACTCATCGTTTATTCATGAGTTATATTCTTAACACAGGAGGTAAGTATGGAAAACGAAACAACACGGCGCTATCCACGCACTATGCACGAAGCATTTAACTGCGATAGTGAACCCATCAGTGGGCCATATGGTAAGGAGCCAGTCTGGCCGATGTATGCGATCTTCTTCATTGTGATCATTGGCGGGATCATTCTGTTCTGGAGCAAAGCATGACGCCTGAAGAAGCAAAACCATTCGAGGTGATAGACAACATTACTGTCGAGGGCATCGGTGAGGATTACGTCTGGTATCACGCCAAAATCCTATCTGCCAAGATGAGCCAGTGGGATCTTGACTTTCAGAAGCTGGTCAAGGTCATGGAGTCCCGCCATCAAGAGCACTTGAAGATGCTGGACAGAGCATTGGAAGAGAACAGAATCTTGAAGCGCAGACTAAAGGAGAAGGAAGAATGAAAGCATTCCCAACACCAGCATTTAGCATCAACGATGAAGCGCGTGTCACAGCTGTAGGCGGTGAAGGCGGTATGGATCTGCGGGATTATTTTGCTGCCAAGGCTATGCAAGCAATCATTGCTCGCGCTGACAACAGATTTACAACCACGATTGAGTTTGTAGGCGGCAAAGCATATCAATATGCAGACGCAATGATGAAAGCGAGGGAAGCATGAAGCCCGGACAAGAAGCTTGCCTGCGAATGGCAGAGTACCAATACCGATGCCGCAATCAAGAAATGATGTGGCGCTGGTTGTTTACTTGGGCAGCATGGTCTGACAATGTTGACTTCTTCTCAGACCCAAGGGTGCCTGTATTCAAGCCTAGAAAGCCCAAGAAGCGCTGGAAGAACCTGACCAATACAGAGACACTGGCAATCATCAAACAGCTCCCCAGCTGGCCAACAGATCACTTGAACACGTTTATCTTTAAGGTGCTAGTGGAAGAGAAATTTAAGGAGAAGAACGCATGAGTTACATCGTGGCATCACTACCGCCCCTCAAATGCTTTGTTCGTAAAGAGTTTTTATACAACGATCACAAAGGCCATGGCGAGCTGGAGCCGGCAATCTGGGTCAGCCTTAAAGCTTTGCGCGGGCAAGTGTTCCGCATTGAGTCTTTGCTCCCAGCCTATGGCGCTCTGTACGACAAGCTTCCCATCCACGCCTACGTATGGCAAACAGAGCACGGCAATTTACCAGTCGATACTCTTCAGCTCTGGGACTGTATGGGTTATCGCTTCACAATCATTGAAAAGATTGGCCTGCGTAACCTTGGTGTGAAGTTCTTGGGTAAAGACAGAGAGTGGCACTTTGGTCGCTACCTGTTTACTGTGGACTTCTGCGCTGAAGGTATGGACTTAGACACTGGGTTTACTGAGCAGGCCGAGGAGCATAAGTCTTTCAATTGGATTGCCCTTGACAATGGCCAGTTCGCCTGCCAACCCAACAACCGCTGCCTGTGGTATGACCAAAGCCTGATCCCTGCTGAGACAAAGTTCCCTGACTTTCAGGCTGCACAAAAACTCTGGACTGTAGATGGCACCCGCAAGTGGTCGGCTGGGCAAGATTGGTTTTACGATATTACGGAGAAGAACTCATGAAGGTCAGGACTAACCGCAGCCGAATCATGGCCAAGATCAAAGCCAACAATCAGTATCACTGGTTTGTTGCACCGTTCATAAAGAGCGCAGAGCAAAAGCGGATTATCAATGAAAGAATTAAAGCAATGGTAGATAAAGCATTTCCGGAGTTAGCATGACAAGCAGAACACACACACCCGAAGACGTAAAAGCTATTGAAGCTAAATACGAATTAAACATATGGGAGCGAGCACTGGGTTGGCGTAAACGGCAGATGATCCAGCGCCAGCTTGACCCGATCACCAACAAGATCAGGAACGATACCTTGGAAGAAGTGGCTAAAGAGTTTGACGCAATGAAGAACGGCGGAGACACAACTGCAGGGTTTGCTATTTACGTAAGGAGTTTAAAGAAGTGAATGGGTTTGCAAAACAACAGCTATCAATCGGAAGTAAGCAGCCGGTACATCAACATAAGGAGTGCAATAACTGCAATGAAATGAAACCACCAGAGGGTGGTATCCAACTAGGCCACACAAAATGGCACTGTGCCGCCTGCTGGGCAAACAGAGCCTCAAAAAGAGCATCAACAAAAGGAAAACAATGACTGAAAGAATTAAGTTAGCAAAGATCCGCCTCGATGGTGGCACTCAGCCCCGTAAAGAGATTGACGAGCCCCTAGTCCAGCACTACACAGAGATATTGCTTGAGGGCAAAGACAAGTTTCCCCCTATCGACCTTTGGTTTGACGGCAAGTCTTACTGGCCTAGCGATGGTTTCCACCGCTTTCACGCGCACAAACGCGCAGGGTTTACAGACATTGAAGCTGAAGTCAACCAAGGCACAAAGCGTGATGCGTTCTTGGCCTGCTTGAAGGCCAACGGTAAGCATGGTAAGCCCCGCACACCAGATGAACGCCGTTATGTGGTGCAGATGGCCTTGGAAGACATCGAGCTGGGTGAGAAGACCGATGTGGAGATTGCGGCAATCTGCGATGTATCGTCAATGACAGTTGGCCGTGTACGTAAGGCATTGGGATTAGAGAAGTCAGCTCGCGTTGATAAGAATGGACGCAAGGTTGATGTATCTAAGTCAGGCCGTCCTATCGCACCGCCTCCAGAGCCCGAATACACCGAGGAAGACAAGTTCCATGAGATGGCCATAGAGCACACGGCCATGGCTGAAGAGAACGCAAAACTCAAAGATATGTTGGCTGTCAAATCCTTGCCAGTATCAGAGAAAGCCCGAGCAGAAGTTCAGCAGACGATTGAAGAGCTGCGCGAGCAAGTCAAAGACCTGGAGTTCCAACTTAGGACAATGACCCAGTCACGCAATGAGTTCCAGAATAAGAATGCTGAGATGATCAAGCAGATGAATTACTGGAAGAAACGCGCTGAGAAGGCAGAAAAGAAATAACCCGAAGCTGGGCGGTATCCCAGTAGGAGAATCAAATGCTTAAGTTAAGACCGCATCAAGCGGAAGTCGTGGAGAAGCTCGCCCAAGGCTTTAAGGATGGCCACAGAAGCCAGCTACTCTACGCACCCACAGGGTTTGGAAAGACCGAGGTGGCCATGGCAATCATGCTCGAGCAGGCCAAGGAGCTCAAGAACGTGGCCATGGTGTTAGACCGCATTGTGTTGGTCAACCAGACCAGTACGCGCCTTGGCAATTACGGCATTAACCATGGTGTTATGCAGGCAGACCACTGGCGGTATCGTCCTTACGAGAAGATACAGGTCTGCAGCGCACAGACTTTGGAGAGTCGGGCTAACTTTCCCGAAGTCTCCATGCTGATCATTGACGAATGCCACGTTCAGCGCAAGCAAATCATCCAGTTCATCAAAGACAGGCCAGACATGAAGGTGATCGGCCTGACCGCCACACCTTTCACCAATGGACTGGGGGATACCTATACGAACGTGGTCGGGGCTAGACCTACGGGTGAGCTGATTGAGAACAAGTGGCTTACCCCGTTGAAGATCTATATTGCCAAAGAGATCGACATGAGTGGTGCCAAGAAGGTGGCTGGCGAGTGGTCACAAGATGAGACTACCAAGCGCGGTATGCAGATCACTGGCGATATTGTCCAAGAGTGGATCAACAAAACTATGCAAGTGTTTGGCAGGCCGAGGAAGACAGTGGTCTTTTGCTCGGGTGTTGAGCATGGCAGGGACTTGGTTAGGCAGTTCAATGAGGCCGGATATAACTTTGTTTCCATCAGTTATTTGGAAGATGATGAGTTCAAAGCTGAAACAATCGAGGATTTCTCGCGTCCAGATACGC